CTTCTTCATTTGCTTCTTTATCACTCTTTCTTTTGTCTTACATTGCTCTGCAAAGTCTGCATTTTCGTATTTAAGCCGGTTCTCTGCTATGGCTGCTGCTTGTCTGTTCTGTTTAATTCTCCATAATCTTTGTGGGTTTTCAGCTTCCATCATTTTTTCATAATAGCGTGGAATTTGTGCGCGTTTGCCGTTTGTGCATTGGATATAGCCTTGTTTCCAGATTTCTGCTTTGTGCTCTTGGTAATAGTGGTCGCCTAAACCCGGCTTAAGGCTCATGCATGCGAATGGTTTTGTTTGCCCTAGTTCGTAGTATGCGTTTGCTTTTTGACCGTCTATCTCATACATTTTTTTTGTGACGTATCCTGCAACATATCTATACGTTTCTGGTACTGCTTGTGCTATCTGTATTTGACCCATGCCCCAGATGTTTGCTAGCCATTTACTTGTGAAATATCCGTTGTGCTGTATTTTGTATAGGTGCTCTAGGTCTGTTGGTCTCCATCCATATAGAATCATATGGAAATGTGGTCTAGCTGTCTGCTCTCCGTATTCTCCCGCCACAAAATAGCGCAATTTGCCCCCATAAGCCTTCCTGAGGCGTTTTAAGAACTTTTGAACGTCAGTATATAGCAAAATTTGGACGCTTTCAGGGCGCTTCTCTCCCGGCTTCCAGACGTATTGTACTTTTCGCATGATTTCACCTGTGTTTACTATCATGCCCGGTACATGTTCGTCATCATAGGTTAATGTGATAAACCAAACTTCTTCTTTTGGATAGTCTCGTGCTTCTAATTCTATTCGTGTTGTCCAGTCCTCCCTTTGTCTGATTCTGCACCCGATGCACTGTCCGCATGGTATCAACATGATATCTTTTCTGTACATCAAATCTTCATATTTGAGCTGTTTTCCCGCTAACTGAGAAAAGCGGGAGAGTGAATACACCCTCCCGCTAACGTCTTTATCGTTCGGGTTGTACAGCCTTATTAATGGCTTGTAGCAACTCATTTCAGGTAATCACCTGGCTTTCGCTTTTCTCCGTATGACCCCGTTTTATCTTGCGGTTTCATGCTTCTGTTTTGTTTTGCGCTTTTTTCTGTTTTTGCTGTTGCATCTGTAATGACCTTACTCGTGTCGTTTCCTACTTCTGTAAGCGTCTTTTGTAGTCCGTATGGCGTCATGTGTGTTGAACTAAGCATCTGTTGCCAGCTTTGTGCTGCATTGTACCAGTCGCTTTTGCTCCAGCTGCTGCTTTCGTATGCGTTCGGCACAAATCCTCCACTTCTGCTTACTCCTAGTGCGCTGCTGCTTGCAAGTCCCATACTTGCTCCGCTGATTGTTCCTGCACTTCCTCCCGGTGTGCTTGCGCCGCCGTTTGAGAATGCTAGGATAGGGTTAAGTCCCGCTTTTTTCATGTCCTCAACGGCTCGCTGGTATGCTGTGCTTGACATGTGTTCCTGCCATTCACGGTTTGCTAGTGCTTCTGCACTGTTGTAGTTCATTGCTACGCTGTTTTCAATGTGGTTGTATACGCCTTGCATGATTGCTTGCAAGGTGTTGTAACCCATCTGTTTTAACATGCTCTGACTGTTATATTTACCTTGCATGGCTGCTTCTTGCCCTTGGTATGCGTATGCCTGCTTTAGCCAGTCGTTGACCTGTTGCACGTTTGTGCCGGCTTGACTTCCGCTTTCGGAGTGTCCGCCGCCTTGGCTTATGCTGCCGCCGCTACTTTGGCTATTGCCTGTCTGTCCCCATCCGCCAAACGCTCCGGCTACGTTTTTAGCTGCTCCTGCAAAAGTTCCGATTGTGTTTGCCACGTTTCCCGCTACGTTTAGTGCTGTTAAGAATCCTGATAATGCACTCATTTAAAAATAGCCCGGATTTCTCCGGGCTTCCTCCTTTCTTACAGTTTGTACAAGCCCGGTACGCTGTACAGTGGCATCCGTCTTGTGGTTTTGTTTGCTACACGGATTGCGCCGAAAAATTGGGGTTCATTTTGCACGATGAGCGTGCGCGCAATCTCGATTTTTCCTTCTTCCATCCAGTCTTGCGACAGTGTTGGTACGCTGCTATAATTGTCAGCATAATGCCAGAAATCCAGCGTTCCGGTTGCGTTACTTCTCATGAGGCCGGATACCCGGTTAGGCTTCATGCGATAGTCTGCCCAAGCTTCCTGATATCCGAAGGTTTCTTCGTCACTTGCATTGCCGGTTAACATGATTTCTTTTTTCTTTACCGGCTGCTCACCTAAGTTTGCGAACTGTGGCACATAGTAGTCAAGCCTGTCACTTCTGCTCCAGAAGCGTTCCAAGCCTTGCTGATAACTGCGATTGTGTCGCACACAACATACGCCGATGACGAAACCATGCTCCTCAAAAGATTTTGTGAAGCTGCTTTCATTGATTGGCGTTACCGACATTGCACCGGTTTCACCAATTGGAGTGTCATTGTTGGTCTGCTGTCCGCTGGTTTGCACGATTTGGTTAATGTTTACATGATATCTGCCACCGCCAAGGTATTCCGGCACCTGCACGGTTTTATCGCTGATTACCACGTTCCACAGTGCTTGTACCTGTTCACGGTATCTGCTGCCGCCTCTTGCTAGTGCTTCGTAGTACTGTTGTACCGCTATGGCTTTTCGTAAGTCGTTGATGGTTGCTGCAGTAACTGTGCTAAGGTCTGCATACATCCAGCCGCCCGTACCTGCTTCACCGGATGTATTTTCTGTTCCGGTAAATTGCATCTTCTTTTTTTCTCCCGGGGATCCTGTTTCTTGTGTATAGACTAGACTTCCGGGTTTGTTCAATGTACTTGTTGACCCCAGTACCATTTGTACCGGTGACGGAAAATCTTCGTATTCCAAAGATTTATCGCCTAATCTTATAGGTGCGTTACCCTGCATTGGCATCGTCACTGCCGGTCCGCGCTGCGGATAAGGTAGGCAGCTGGTAAAGTAGTCGTGGAATTTGTTTACCGGTAACAGGTTTCCGCCTTTGTATGCGTTGTTTTCTGCTTCTTGTACCCAATCTTCTTTTCCAAACTCGTATACCAAGTTGGTATCGTCTGTTTTCAGCGTTGCTATGTTATCTACGTTTTCGTCTCTGAAAAATTCATTCCAGATTTTTACATACGCTCTTACGGGTAGTGCGTTAATCATAAACGGTTTTTTGATTTTGGTTGGCACTCCCATATAGTCTAGTACGGACCTTTCGTCCGGTTTTGGTGTGCTATCCGTCCCATTGATTATGAGTTTTGGCGTTGCATATTCTTTTTTTGGCATCCATGGCGTTGCTTCTACTTCTCCCATGAAGTATTTGAAGTTGTCCCACAGAATTCTGTTGGGACAGTAGAAGTAGTAGAAGTCGATAAATGCATCGTCCATTACCGGGTACTTCGGCGTGGTCATGCGGATGATAGCTGATGTATCCACGCTGAAGGTATCGCCCGGTAATACCTCGTCAACATAAAATGGAATCAGCTTGCCAGAGTCGAACGTTGTTAAGATTGTCTGGTCGCGGTTGAATCGCGTTCGGCTCGCTCTCATTTCTGGAATTTGATTGAAGTGCCTTTCATTGTTTCGGTTCACTTTTCTTCCTCCTCTTTTTTAGTTTCCGCTTTTGGCTTTTCCGTTGCCATTTTTTGCAGTTCCTCAAGTTTCATGGCGTTTGCCTGTGCGGTCGCTACCATGCGGTGATATTCATGGATGTTTTGCGGAAATTCTGTAATATCCGTGTATGTGTCGTTTAATGCTCCTTCTGACAGGCTTTTCAGAAACTGCGGGTCAAAACTTGCTTTTCGGACGATGTTTTTGATATCACATTCGTCCGCATAGCTTTCAATTTCCTGCTGGATGTCGATTGGTGTAGTTTCTTGCAGCACTTCTTGCCCTTTTTCGTCCTTCGTCCAGACGTATTGTTTTTGGAGCTTTTCGCCTGATTTAGAAAAGAAGGGCTTTCGCCCCTCTTCGTATCGTTTATTCATGCGGCTTGCCCTCCCATACTTTTTCCTTGCAGTTCTCAAAAGCTCCGGTCTCGTCGTTAAATTCTGCCAGCTTGAAGCCGGTGTAGTCGCCCGGCGCCTGACCCACAAAGGTTTTTTCGTCCTTCGCCATTATGTTGCACATACGTGCAAAGGTTGCATTGCTCTTGTTCTCGCCTACCCATGCGTAGCATTTTGCCACGCTATCCCACAGGCCAAAATATTCATGCTTCATGATATCTGTTCTCCTTTTTTTACAGCCGGATGCCGCCGCGCATAGGCTTTTGGCTAAGGTTGATGCTTTTTGTTTTTCTTGCTGTTACGTTAAACATACGGCGGTCTTTTGCGCCGCTCATGCTTTTACGATGTCGTGCCATTGTCGTACTCCCTTCTAAGTAACTCTAACTGTATGTCGTTTGCCAGTGCTTTCATAGACCATATATTGTCTATCATTGCTTGTGCATCTTCGAGCCTTGACATTTTTTTAAGCAGCCTATAACTTTTTTCTATTTCTTTGTATAGGCTTTCCACTTTTGTTCTTAGTGCTTCTTCGGTCTGGTCGCGTATATTCCATGTTTTCATTCTAGTGCCCTCCATGTTTACTTCTCTTCGCCGATGTTGTCGTGCAGCGCATGATAGATCTCGTCAAGCTTTTCGAGAATCTGCATCATAATGCGGATTGCCTGTTTGACGTCCTTAATGGAAATCAGTGCCATTGTTACACCCCCTTTCTGTATTTTTTTCCGTCTCGCACATCAAAGTGTACCCAACTGTTGTATACGATAATGCCGCATCCATTCGGGACGATTTCATCCAGTTTTTTGGCAAGCTCTTTTGTTTTCATTCCGTTTACCTTTATGTCCGCTGCCATGCCGCGCATGTGGTAGCTGTATTTTGCTCCACTGCATTTTGTGTTCCACCATGGCGTTCTGTATCCGCTGGTGATAATGATTGGTTTTCCTAGCTTGTTTCGTAAGATATCCAGAATGGTGCACAGGTAGTCGTCTATGAATACTACCTGGCTGCCGTCTTGACAAGCAAATTCTTTTACTTTGAAGTACTGTCCTACTTTTTCGTTTGAGCTCGTGTCCATGATATAGCTTTTAATCATTTCCGTCAACCTCCGTGAAGTATACTTCAACCGTTTCGACTCTTTTTAGTGAATACAATCCCGGGTTTTCTTCTGCGTATGCTTTTGCACGTTTTTTCGCGTCCCTTGGCTCTTCTGTCATTCTGAGCACGATTGTTGTGGTTGCATCGCTGTTTAATGCTCTGAGTTCGTAGTTGTGTTTCATTTTAATTGCCCCCTTTTTTTCTGATTTCATTATATCATATGTCAATAGGGATTTCAATGATTTTGCTGTTTTGTAATATATTTGTAACTTTCTCTTGTAACCTGGTTTTGCCCCTTTGGTTTGAAAGCGCTTTAGCGCTCTGCCGTGCGGAGCGTATGCGGAGCTCGGCTAATTCTTTCATTGTTAGCGCTGTGCGCGTTTTCAACACTTTCAACACTTTCAACAGGTTTTCCACAAAATGTTGCACAATGATTTTCGTTATTTTGACGAACTTTCAACATTTCAACAAGTTTTCAACAAAACTTTCAACATTGTTTTTCGCTTTTTATTTACGCTTTAGCGTTAAATTTTAGTACTTTTCAACTTTTCCACTGCCTCTACTACTACTCCTACAACAAGTTATATATTATACGGCGCTTGTGAGCTTGCGAACAATAGCGCCGAAAAGGCCGCGCGTGCGCGCGTGCGCGCTTCGCGCGCGTGCGCACGCGCGATAAAGTATAGCTATTTGATAGACTGAATAGACGGATACATGGAGTCTTTAGACGACAAAAGCCCAGTACCTTACTTGATAGGTACTGGGCTAGGTGACACTGTTAAAGTGTCCCCCTCTTCTTCATTTGCTTCTTTATCACTCTTTCTTTTGTCTTACATTGCTCTGCAAAGTCTGCATTTTCGTATTTAAGCCGGTTCTCTGCTATGGCTGCTGC